TTTTCTCTATAAGATTCTGATTCATATAAATAAATGTTTTTACCTGATTTGCTTTCTATTATTGAACTCATTGCAACCCTCCGCAAAAATGTAGGTACATAATTATAACTACATTTTTGCGGTTTTGCAAATTTTTTATAAATTTCAATTTTAAAATTTGTCCGTATTTACACGGAAATCACCATGCTTACATCCTCTTATGAAATGTAGTTACATTATTTTACGGGAATGTAGGTTATAAGTATTACTGATTGGATTGCGCGGCGTGATTGTTTGCATTTGTTCAACGTCGAGTATTTAGAGCGTTACGCCGCTTCGCAGGCGCGTTATGAGCAAGTTGAGAATAAAATAAACGAAATCGGGCTTTTGGTTAAAAATGAAATCGGCAAAACCGAAACAAACCCGCTTATGAAATATAATCTTGAATTGCTTAAACAGGTAAATCAAATGAACTTATATATTGTAACGCAGGTTAATCATAACAGTTTAGAGCCGTACCGCGAGACGGGCGGCGACCCTATGGAGTCGATATTGACGATATGAAATATACGCCCACCGGATTTATGACGGCCAAATCGCGTTATGACGTTAAATTAGCAGATAAGGCCGTTAATTTTGTTAATTGCCTTAAACATACCAAGGGCACATGGTACGGCGAGCCGTTTAAACTTATCGCGTGGCAGGAGCGGATTTTGCGCGACGTTTTCGGCACGGTCAAAGAAAGCGGGTACAGGCAGTTTAACACCGCCTATGTTGAGATACCCAAAAAAATGGGTAAGTCCGAATTGGCCGCCGCTGTCGCGCTGTTTTTGACCTGCGGGGACGCGGAACAAGGCGCGGAGGTTTACGGGTGCGCTTCCGACCGCCAACAGGCGTCTATCGTCTTTGATGTGGCCGTTTCTATGGTTGAGCAATGCCCGGCGATTAAAAGCCGCGTGAAATTGCTTTTGAGCAACAAGCGCATAATATACAAGCCGCTTAATGCGTTTTATCAGGTTTTAAGCGCCGAAGCGTACACAAAGCACGGGTTTAACGTGCATGGCGTTGTTTTTGACGAGCTGCATTCGCAGCCTAACAGGGCTCTGTTTGACGTTATCACAAGAGGCTCGGGCGACGCGCGTAAGCAGCCGCTTTATTTTTTAATTACCACGGCGGGAAGCGACACAAAAAGCATTTGCTACGAACAGCATCAAAAGGCTAAGGACATTTTAGACGGACGCAAGAAGGACGTAACGTTTTATCCGGTTATTTACGGCGCCGACGACGGCGACGATTGGACGAGCCCGAAGGTTTGGCGCAAGGCCAACCCGTCTTTGGGCGTCACCGTAGATATACAAAAAATACGCGACGCTTGCAATTCGGCGCGGCAAAATCCCGCCGAAGAGAATGTTTTCAGACAATTGAGGCTTAATCAATGGGTCAAACAGTCTGTGCGCTGGATGCCTATGGAAAAATGGGACAAATGCGCGTTTACCGTTGACGCGGAGGCTTTGAGCGGCAGAGTTTGCTACGGCGGGCTTGACTTATCAAGTACGACGGATATATCGGCGTTTGTTTTGGTTTTCCCTCCTGTCGGCGATGAAGAGCCCTATTGGGTTCTGCCCTTTTTTTGGCTGCCGAGGGACGTTATCGCGCTGCGGGTTAAGCGCGACCATGTTTTATATGACGTATGGGAACGGCAAGGGCTTTTTCGCACCACGGAGGGCAACGTGGTGCATTATGCCGAAATTGAGCGCTTTATTGCCGAATTGGGCGAAAAATATCATATACGCGAGATTGCCTATGACCGCTGGGGCTCAAGGCAAATGTCGCAGAATTTAGAGAATTTGGGCTTTACCGTCGTAGAGTTCGGACAGGGGTTCGCGTCTATGTCGCCTCCCACCAAAGAGCTCATGCGGCTTGTTTTAAGCGAGAAAATAGCGCACGGCGGGCATCCTGTCTTGCGGTGGATGGCGGATAATATTTATATACGCACAGACCCCGCCGGAAATATTAAAGCCGATAAAGAGAAATCCACGGAAAAAATAGACGGGGTCGTGGCGCTCGTTATGGCGCTTGACAGGGCGATAAAGTGCGGCGCGGAGCGTTCGGGCAGCGTTTACGATGAACGGGGGCTTTTATTTATATGAGTTTGTTTGGGTTTTTGCGGCATAAATTTGAAAATAAAAACAGCGGGCGCGTCGGCGGCGGATATGCGTTTTTATTCGGCGGGACAAGCGCGGGTAAGTTTGTAAACGAAATGACGGCGATGCAATCGGCGGGGGTTTACGCGTGCGTTCGGATATTGGCCGAGGCTGTGGCAAGTTTGCCGCTGCATGTGTATGAGCGCGGGACGGATAAGCGCAAAACGCTGACAGTACGCTATGACCACCCTTTATACAGGCTTTTGCATGACGAGCCGAATGAGGAAATGACGTCGTTTGTTTTTCGCGAAACGCTTATGTCGCACCTTTTGCTTTGGGGCAACGCTTACGCGCAGATTGTGCGCGACGGGCGTGGGTTTCCCGCCGCGCTTTATCCGCTTCTGCCGAATAAGATAACGGTTGAGCGGACAGGCGCGGGTAAGCTCATATATGCGTATCAGGGCGACGGGGAAACGGTTAAGTATAACCGCGATAACATACTGCATATTCCGGGTTTGGGGTTTGACGGGCTGATTGGCTATTCGCCTATCGCCATGGCCAAAAACGCTATCGGGCTTAATTTGGCGATGGAGGAATACGGAAGCCGCTTCTTTTCAAACGGGGCGCGCCCGGGCGGGGTTTTGGAACATCCGGGGTTTATTAAAGACATACAGCGCGTTAAGGACAGTTGGAACGCGGCCTATCAGGGTTCTGAAAACGCGGGCAAAATAGCCGTTTTAGAAGAGGGCATGAAGTATCACGCCGTCGGAATTGCGCCGGAGGAGGCTCAGTTTTTAGAAACGCGCAAGTTTCAGCTTAACGAGATAGCGCGTATATTCCGCGTACCGCCGCATATGGTGGGAGATTTGGAAAAGTCCACGTTCAGCAACATTGAGCACCAGAGCCTTGAATTTGTCAAATATACGCTCGACCCGTGGATTGTGCGCTGGGAGATGAGCTTGCGCCGGGTGCTTCTTATGCCGGGCGAAAAAGACGGCGTTGTTATTAAATTCAACCTTGACGGGCTGCTGCGCGGGGATTATGAAACGCGCATGAAAGGCTACGCCACGGGTATTCAAAACGGAATATTCAGCGTGAATGACGTGCGCAAATTGGAGGACATGGATTTGTTAAGCGATGAAGAGGGCGGGAATTTGCATTTTGTAAACGGTAATGTCGTAAGGCTTAACGACGCGGGGGCGGCGTATCGGAAAGAGTAATTTTTATAATTTATTTAATATAAACTCATAAAACCCGCTTAACAGGCGGGTTTTTTATCGGAATGAAATTTGGTTAGGAGGTTTGATTTATGAAATTCTGGAATTGGGTCAAAAATGAACAAACGCAGCAGGAGGAATTAAGAATTGAGGGGTATATTACGGACGATGATTTTTATGTTTTTTATATGGACGTAACCACGCCTTGTGAGTTCAGAGAGGAGCTTGACAAACATAAGGGCGATATTACCGTTTGGATTAACAGTTACGGCGGCGAGTGCGTAGCGGCTTCGTGCATATATACTATGCTCAAAGAGCATAAAGGCAAAGTCACGGTTAAGATTGACGGCATAGCGGCCTCCGCCGCTTCGGTGATTGCTATGGCGGGCGATACGGTTTTAATGTCGCCTACGGCTATGATGATGATACACGACCCGATGATTGGCGTTTCGGGCAACACGCGCGATTTAAAAGCGGCAATTGAGGCGTTAAGTCAGGTCAAAGAAAGCATTATAAACGCATATCAGATAAAAACGGGGCTTTCGCGGGCTAAAATATCGCGGTTTATGGAAGAAGAAACGTGGTTTAACGCGCGGGCGGCTTTTGATAACGGGTTTGTTGACAGCGTTTTATATGAAAACGGCGAGGCTGTTAAGAGCTCTGACATTTGCAGTCTTACGCGGAACAAGTTTTCGGCGGTTGCGGCGTTTTGCGATTATAGGGTTAAACATTATGAACTTAAATATAACGGCGGCGTTAAGGAAGCGCGGGAAAGCTCCGCGCAGAGCGGCGTCGGTATAGATATTTTAGACAAAAACTTAAATTTATTAAAAATGAAGGAGTGTTTGCAATGAGTGTTTTGGAATTACGCGAGAAACGCACGGCGGTTTGGAACGCCGCCAAGAAGTTTTTAGACGAAAAGCGCGGGGACGGCGGCTTATTGTCAGCTGACGACGCGGCTTCTTATGACAAAATGGAGGCCGATATTACGGCCTTGGGTAAGGAAATTGAACGCGCCGAAAGGCTCGCGGCAATTGACGCGCAAATGAGCGAAACTGTTGACACGCCCGTCAAAAACGCGCCTAACGCGCCCGCGCGCAATCCGCGCGAAACCGATGAGTACAAAACGGACTTTTCAAACGTTTTGAGAGGCCGGCCTCAGGTTCACAACGTTTTAAGCGTAACGCCCGACGCCGACGGGGGTTATCTTGTGCCCGTCGAATACGAAAGACAAATTGTCACGGGTTTAACGGAAGCTAACGTTGTGCGCGGCATAGCGAAAACCATTTCCACGGCTTCCGAGCGTAAAATTCCCGTCGTCGCGACGAACTCAACCGCGCAATGGACTGCGGAAAACGCGGCTGTTCCGGTAGCCGAGACGCATTTTACGCAAAAAACCATTGACGCGTTTAAGCTGACGGACTTAATAAAAGTCAGCGTCGAGCTGCTTCAGGATTCGATGTTTGACCTTGAAAGCTATATCACGGAAGAATTTATCAGGGCGTTCGGCGTTGCCGAGGAGGAGGCCTTTTGCGTCGGAAACGGCACAGGCAGACCTACGGGCATATTTACGGCGGGCGGCGGCGCTGTGGGCGTGACTGCGGGCAGCCCGACGGTAATTACCGTCGATAACTTAATTGATTTAATTTACGCGCTCAAGAGCCCGTATCGCAGAAACGCCGCGTTTTTGATGCGAGACGTTACCGTTTCCGCTCTGCGTAAGCTAAAAGACAGTAACGGCGCGTATCTTTGGCAGCCGAGCGTTCAAGCGGGCGAGCCCGACAGGCTGTTAGGCTATCCGCTTTATACGTCGCCTTATGCGCCTACTGTCGGCGCAAACGCGCTGTCTGTAGCTTTCGGCGATTTTAAAAATTATTGGATTGCCGACCGTATGGGGCGCACCGTGCAAAGATTAAACGAGCTTTACGCCGGTAACGGGCAGGTCGGCTTTCTTGCCACTGAGAGAGTGGACGGCAAGGTTATTTTGGCCGAGGGCATTCAGCTGCTCAAAATGGGCGCGTAGAAAAGAGGGCGTATGGACTATGGGCGATTTGCAAGCCGTTAAAGACGCGCTGCGTATTTTAACGGACGTATACGACAATGAACTAAACGCGCTTATTCAGGCGGCGGCGGATGATTTAGAGGCAAGCGGCGCGGATTCGTTTGATTCGCGCCGCCTTACGGCCGTCAAACTGTACTGCGCGGCCTATTTTGGCGCGAACGCCGACGGCGCTATGGTTAAGGCTTATGAAGACTATAAAAAATCTCTCAGGATTGAAGCGGGGAATATAGGTGTTTGACGCGGGAATTTGCGAGATTTACGAAAAGCGGACAGGCAAAAGCCCCACGGGAAAAAGCGTTGTGACCCTGCGGCTTTACGCGCCGTTTTATTACGACGATATAAATTTTACCGTCACGGAGTATTATGCGGCGCGTCAAGCCGAAACCGACATCGCGCGGCGCGTTCGTATCAGACAGGATAAAAGCATTTCGCCCGTTAAGCATGTTTTGGCGATTGACGGCAAGCAGTACAACATAGGGCGTTTTTTTCACGGCGTCGAACGCGGGGAGCAGATTACCGATTTAACGCTTGAGGAGGTTTTGGACGCATATGCTTACGCTTGAAGACTTTTATAAATTATTGTCGGACGTTTGCCCCACGTGGCATTTAGAGAGCGCGGGCGAGGGTTTTCCGCGCATAATATACGCCGAAACGGGCAAACGGTACGAGCGTTATGACAATAAACCAAGTATAGCGTATTGGGTCGTAGAGGTTGACCTGTTCGCCAAAGAAGACGCGCATGAAACATTTGAGCGTTTGGAGCAGGTTTTGACTGAAAACGGAGTGCCGTTTGAGTGCGAAGGCATACACTACGGCGAGGCGACCTTTAAGGCGGGCAAAAGCCATGAGGGGGTCGTTTGGTATGAGTTAATCTGCGAGGTGTAGTTATGGGTCACGAAATTAAGTTTAAGATTGATTATGTTGTTGATTTTATTGACAAACTCGCGCCTAAAATGGCCGAAGCCGGGGCTGCCGCCGCCGAGCCTTTTTTAAAGGCGAACATGGAGCCTGCAATCGGTAAAAGTTTCAGAGTTACGGGAAAAAGAAGCGGCAATATGCAATTTATTCCGCGTTCAACGGGGTTTTTGTTTAAAAGCGTAAGAGTAAGCCATTCGTTTATAGACAGAACGGACGCGAAATTTACAGCCAACGTTTATTTTGACGGCAATAGACGAAACGGCAGGGGCGTTAAGCGCAATAACGAAATTGCGGCTTATTTGGAATACGGAACGCCGAAAACGCCGGGACACAACCAAGCGCCGACGGGCTTTATCAAAAAAGCGTCCTCTCAAGCCAAAAGAGCCGCCGAGAGCGCTATGGTAAGGGTTTATGAGGATTATTTCAAAACGGACAGCACGTAACTTGTAAGAATTACTTACAAATTGCTTATTATGAGCGCGTTATCGCGCTTTTTTATTTTAAGAACGGAGGTTTTTTAAATGCCGAGAATTTTATCAGACCCCATTAACTGGGCTAAGATTGGCGTGTCAAGAGCGCACTACGCCGTTTTGACGAGCGACCCTTTAAACGAAGGCGGAACGCAGCCGGTCGCGCCTGTATACTCGACGCCCAAAGCGCTTATTAACGTTAAGACGTTAAACGTTTCAAGCGGCGACGCCTCAAACACGGAGTATTACGATAACGCGCCGAAAATTACCGTGACAAGCAAGAGCGAAAAGACCGTGGCGCTGACCCGCGCGAGCCTTTCCACGGAAGAAATGAGGACTCTTTTAGGGTTGCAAGTTGACAGCAGAGGCTTAACCGTCGAGGGGAAAGACAGCATGCCGCCTTATGTGGCGTTAGGGTTCGTCACGGAAAAATCAAACGGCGCGGAGCGTTATACGTGGCTTTTAAAGGGCAAGTTCTTTTTAAACGAGGATAACGCCGCAAGCAAGGAAGCGTCCGTAACCATGCAAAACCAAACTATAAACGGCACATTTATAGAAAGACAGGCCGACGGCCAAATAAGGCTCGTGGCGGACACAGACGATGAGGGCATTGAAGACCGCTCTATTTTTGAGAATTGGTTTAAGCTCGCGACTTTGCAAGCGCTTATTGAGGTCGCCTGACCTATGACAAAGGCCGATACCGTTAAAACGCGGCGCGTTTATGTAAACTTAGACAAAACATATGAAATCGCCTTTACAATGCGCGTTTTGTTTGAGATTGAAAACAAGTTTGAAACGGCGTCGCGCGGGCTGCAAGAACTTTTCGGCGAGAGGGACGTTGACGCCGCCGCTTTTATTTTATCGGCGGCGGCGGGCATACCCCTAAGACAGGTTAAGCCCCTTATTTGCGCCGATAATATTTCAGACCTTAAAACGCGCGTTTTGGAAGCTGTCATATGCGATTTTCCCGACGGAGAGCCCGACGGGGAACGCGCGGAAAGAGGAGACGGCAAAATTGACTGGGATTTCCTTTTATATTTTACGCGGGTTAAGCTGAGATTCAGCGAGCGTGAATTTTGGAGAGCCACGCCGAGAGCTCTTTCAAAATATATTGCGCTTTACGCGCAAGGCATAAGCGGCGGCGCGGAATTAAGCCCGCAGACGGCTTTTATTGACGAGTTGGATTTTTAAATTTTTTGTGTGCAAATTTTGCGCATTGCTGTATAATAAAAATATATAAAACAAAACGGCGGGTACGAACGGTAAATAGGGTGATTGCAATGTTGACGCTGGGTTTTTGGCTGCTTGTGATTTGCGGCGCTATTAAGTTTTATTGCAGGCGCCCGATAATATTTATCTTCTTTTTTTCTTTACTTGCCAACAAATATCTTATTGCGCGTATTTTGTTTTTACTTTTTATAGGCGTTAAAATATTTGTTAAAGTATTTGTTAAGCATAAGTTAGATATAATAAGCGTCGCATACTTGGCGCTTATCCTTCCGGCGGTGTATTTTTCGGTTAAATTAAGCCCGATATTATTTGTAATTACATCGAGAATGTATGAAAAAATCCCGTTTATTCGGGAATATAGGGAACAAAACGCGCCTCCCGCCCAAAAAGCCATTGATGAAGAAATAAAAAAAGCGTTAATGCCGCGCCCGGGAGCGGCGCTTATAAGGTCGGCGGGCTTATTCCATACTCGAAACGGTATACTTCAGCGACAAAGCTAAAAAATAATAAAAATAACCAAAAGACGCTTTTCAAGCGTCTTTTTTATTTGAGAAAACGCAGAGGTTAATTATGGCGGGCGTTCAAATACCGATTACCGTTGAAGGCAAAGGCGCGAAACGTGAAATAAACGAGTTAAACGCCGAAATGAAAAGCGTCGCCAATACGTATAAATTGCAGGAAGATACTCAAAACGCGCTTGGAAAGACAACTGCCGCGCTTAAAATTAAATTTGAATCATTAGGCGAGCAATTAAAGGTTCAGCAGCAAATAACGCAAAAAAACACCGGTTTGCTTGAAGCGGAAAAGAAAGCGCAGGCCGATTACGCGGCGGTGGTTGAAAAAACAAAAAAGAGCCTTCAAGACGGTTTAGCGGACGGAAACCAAAGCGCGGAAAATATTAAGAAATTACAGGCGGCGGCGGCCAAAGCGGAGCAGAATTTTAATAAAGCGACAAAAAGCGTAGAAGCGTGGGGCAGACAATTAACGGCGTCGCAGAGCGCGGAAAAACTGTTACAGGCGCAAATGGTTCAGACAACGGGAGAGATAAGCAAACAGTCTGACGTCATAAAAAAACAAGAAGAGAGATTAGAGAAATTCAAAGACATGTTTTCAAGCGGCTTTTTTGCCAATGTCGCCTCCCATATGTTTATAGGCCTTGCCACAAACGCAAAGCGGTTTTTAGACGAGGGTTCAGCGTCATTCAATGAATGGAGCGAGATACAGGGCAAATTAACGCAGGTTATGAAAAACACCATGGACGCGACTGATGAAATGGTTGCCTCCGTTCACGAGCTCACCCAAGCGCAGCAGGACATGGGCGTTGTGTCGCAAACAACGCAGACGGCGGGAGCGCAGGAATTATCAACGTATTTAACAAAGGCCGAAACGCTTAAAAAGCTCATTCGGATTGTTTTGTCAAGGTCTATTTTTAATCGTGAACATAATGCTTAAAATGGCTTGAATAAAGTGATTTGCACTGCTATACTTGGTGTTAGAGGATTATTTATTTTGCGTTGGCTGGGCGGCTCGCGTACAAGGAAATAAATTTTATATTTTTTTTGGTAATTAAAATGTTGATAGAAATCGAAAGTTTTTATGGCAATAAGTTGATATCAGGCAAAAAATGTACGGGAAAAGAGCTGAGAAGCAAATTTAAAGAGGCGATTAAAATGGCTGATACTGATAATTTTACAGTTTTGTTTTGTCGGCTTTTTCAATTTGAAGAAATACCCTTTGATGATAACGATAAAGTTGATTATGTCATAGATTTAGACACATATTTAGTGTACAAACCTCGTTATTAATACACGGTCAGCAAGTCGTATGGAAATTTATAAAATCTGTCAGTTGTTATGAAATACTCGACGAATTAAAACCCGGCGCAGAGGTCTATTCCTGTTTCCATACCGCAAATAAAAACGAATCCGCAAACGAATTTATTGATAAATGGTTTAACTCCTCAGATACGCAGAAAAAACACACCATTAATGACAAGAAATGTTAAAAACGCTTGAATAAATAAGATATATGGCGGATAAAATGAATAATGCACTTTTTATTGTTTTACTCAACTTTCGCATATCAACAACCTAAAAAACACCGATAAATTCAATCTTGCAAGCTTAAAAAAGCAGATTTTAGCCTCCGAAAATGGTATAATTGTTATTACCACAAAACAAAAAGGCTCTTCGCCTCTTACAGTTGGTAAGATATTGCCAAAAAGCCGGAAATATATTAAGC